ATGGGGTCAGTTGCTCTTGATCGCCTGCAGGCCGGCGATCTTTCCCATCGTATTCAGATTGAAGCGCCTGTTCGCGCCACGGACTCGCTGGGACAGGTCACAAGGCACTACCGAGTGCTTGCCACCGTGTGGGCAAAGGCTGAACCCTTGAGCACGAAAGCGGTGCTTGAGGCAGGTCACAGCCAGGCGCAAAGCCTGTGGCAGTTTGTGATTCGCGATCGCAAGGATTTAAAGCTTTCTACGGAACATCGGATTGTGTTTCAAGGCGCTGCCATGTCGATCTCAGCACTTGTAAAACCTATTGCAGGCGTCCCATGGATTCGGATCACGGCAGGGGAAGGAGGCAGTGTTGATTGAGATGAAGCTTGAGGGCCTTCGGGAGCTTTCAAAGCAATTGCAATTGTTGCCCGAACGGGTGGCGCGCAATGCGCTTCGATCGGCCGTTTATGCGGGAGCCAGTGTGGTGCGAAAGGCCATGAAGGCTCGCGCGCCAGTGGCAACGGGTAAGCTTAAGGCCTCGGTTTACCAAAAGCAGATTCGAGAACATTCCAACCTTTACACCCAGGTGTTTTTCGTCGGGATACGGTCTGGGGCAAGAAAAAAGCGTGACGGCAGCAAAGACTTTAGCCGAGATGCCTGGTACTGGCGCATGCACGAGATGGGAACAAGCAAGATGGCTGCACGCCCTTTTGTGCGCCCAGCCTTTATGGCAGTGCACGAGGGGGCAGCGCGGGCGATTGCTACAAAGCTTGCCGATCGGATCAGCGAGGAAACTCGTCGCAGCTAATGAGCGCTTTGGACGATGAGCCTAAATACCCTGGTGTATGAGGCGATCAGGCAATCGCTCAATGATCCACTCAGTCAATCGACTAGCGATCCCCTTGGTACGGTAAGCCCGTTGGTTGATGTGGTGGTCCGACCCGATGTAGCACATGTCGATGATCGTGCGCCTTATGTGATTTATCAGCGGGTGGGCCTAGCACCTTCTGCCACCCTAAGTGGTGCGGCATCGAGTCTCACCCATGCGCTTTATCAAATCGACGTTTATGCCAGCACGCGGTCTTCGGTGGATGCGATTGCGGCTGCGATTCGATCAGGATGTCTTAGGGTTCAGAGCATGTCGATGACGCTTAACGATTCGCACTGCAGTTTTGAGGCTGATGCCTCGGTTTATCGCGAGACGCTGACCTATTCGGTTTGGGCGCCCACGCCGATCTAAATCCTGCCACTTAAGGCGTTGATCCAGTAGATCGCATGCGTTCAATCGTTCGCATGGAACAAACGGATCGAGATATCTTCTAGAGAGTACAACCATGCCCTACACAAGCTCACAGGCTATTCGTTCGCAGGGTGCCATCCTTGCGCATGGCGCAGGCACTCCTGCGGTTTACACCGAGGTGGAGGAACTTACCGACATTCAACTCACAGGGATTGCGGTGCAGTCGGTTGATGTCACCAACCTCTCATCGAGCAGCAAGGAGTTTATTGCAGGTCTTAACGATAATGGGTCGATCCAGATCTCAGGCAACTACACGCACGGTGTGGGACAAAAGGCGCTTTGGGCCGATGCCTCAGCGGGCATCACAGCCCCTTATAAGCTCACCTTGGGTTCGCACCTGATAACACCCATTGTGATCACCTTTTCGGGCTTTCCCACCAAGTTTGACTTGAGCACGAAAGTCGATGGCAAGGTGGAGTTTTCCTCGGCCATCAAAATCACGGGCGATATCACGATCACACCATGAAGACTAAAGATCAGGCACAAGGTTCGCTTACTCGGGAGCGCCTGTTCATAGCCCTCGCGCCGAGAATTGAGAAGCATCACATTGAAGGTTTAGGTGAGGTGCACTTTCGCCAGCTATCGTTACAAGAGATCGATTCGCTATCGAAGCGAAAACAACTCAAAGGCGATGAGGATGCTGCCGTCGCTGTCCTTTGCCTCTGTCTGGTGGATGCAGAGGGCAGACGTCTGCTTTTAGATGAGGACGTCGAAGCACTTAAAGCGTGCGGGTTTCGTGCACTTGAAGCACTGATTGCCAAAGCAGCCGAAGTCAATGGACAGGGAGCCTCGCAAAGCGACCCAAAGCCTTTGGCCTAGCGCAACGCTTTCGGCATCGGCTGGCGCTTGCCCTGGGTAAAACGCTTGAAGAACTCAGCCACATGTCTGCCGCCGAATATGCCTCGTGGTGCACTTATGCAAGTCTTGAGCCCTTTGGCAGTGAAGCGCAGGACTGGTATCAGGCGCACCTGGCAAGTGTGCTTGCCAATATTCACCGCGATGTAAAGCGTCAGTCAGACGCATTTGAGATCGGTGATTTTGTGCTCTTTCATCAGCGGCGTTCGCAACACACCGAGCATGCGTCTGATCGTGATTTGAGTGCAGGCGAGCTAGCACTGCTGCAAGGCTTTAAGCGCTTGCAAGGACATCAAGCTGGCTGACACACGTGTCATTAAGACTCGCCCATGACTAGGTGCATGTCAGCTATCGGATCTGAATGAGCTTTCATCGTGTGTTTAACGCCCCGCACCGGCACTGCGCTTTGAAAGTTCGTTGATCGCTTATGTGAAACCACTTATGCTCGCATTCACATGCTGAGCAAATCAGATGGATTTCATCGATCAAGGGAGATAAACGATGAGCGTGATGAAGTCATTGGCTTTCGCAGTTCTGGCAATCGGCATCGGGGCAGCACCTGTTAGCGCCGCAGATAAAAAGGAAGCTGCTAAAGCGCCCGCAGCCGATGCGCCCGCGGTGAAAAAGTCTGATTCCGGGATTTGTCATGACAAGAGTTCGCCGAGCTACGAGCGAACAAAAAATTTCACACCGTTTAAAACAATGGATGAGTGCATGAAAAGCGGTGGCACAGCGCCCAAAAACGCTGGGGCAGCACCAGCACCTGCCGTTGTGATCAAAAAGTCAGATAACGGCATCTGCCACGATCCTTCAAGCCCAAGCTATGAGAAAACCGCCAAGTTCACAAGCTTTGCGAGCATGGATGAGTGTGTGAAGAGCGGTGGCAAACCACCCAAAAAATAACTCGCCTCAAAAAAGAGATGAGCGCTCGATCTGTCTTTAAACCGGCATGCGCCCTGGTGTTGTTGTCTCCAAGGGTTCGCATGTCGATCGAGCGCTTAGGTGAGGCGCTAGGGTGGAGCTA